TATGGTCTGGAAAGCCCGTATTGCCTCTAATACTAGAGGAGACCTGATTCTCGACCATAGCGCCAGCTATTTGCATACGGGCTTTCCTCTCATCTTTTAAATAGTATTTGATTAAATCATATACTGCAAGTTTTAAATCTTCTGGTGTAGCACTATACCCTGCGGTATATACTACTTTTACTGCTTTGTGTCCTTTAGCAAAATATTTAGTACCAGTACTACTAGTACGAATTATACTATCGGTGGTTGTATCAATTATATATTCATATTTACCACTACTATCAGAATTTTCTGTGATTAATGTAACATATGAAGCTGCTTGATCTTCCCTTTCCTGTACCGAAGTTACAGTATTAACAGGACTTTCGTCTAACATGATTCTATCGGTTAAAGAATCAGTAATATCAAAGTACTCTGTCTTTGCAGAACTATAGTAGTCAACAATTGAAGTACCACAATAGTTTTTAACGACTTTAGTAACTTGAGGTATAATAGTATTAATACGAGCATCAGTTTTTACACCCTGTAAGCCCGCGAAATCTTTATACTGCTGTAATGTTACTAAATTTGCCATAATTTCCTTTTTAGATATCTATGTGGGGAAATAAATCCCCACATAAAAATCATTAGCTATTAACTAGCTTTGTATTGAAGTGCGTGAACTGAAGTTGCGTTAGCAATCATATCGGTGAAGCCAATTCTTTGAGAAGCCACTAGGACTCTTCGTTGATTAGCTACTTCGTAATCAGATTCAATAGTAACACCGCGCAAACGTGGCATTACATAGTTCTTCGCCCAAACTGCACAACCGTAGAACTTGCTTACAGCTGGTGTAGCGAATTCGTCGCAGACTATGATTTTAGAACCAAAGACTGAGCCGATTTCACCATTTAGCTTAGTTGCCATGTCGCCAACTAGGTTGACATCTTGGAACTCAGCATCGCTTAGTAAGTTGTAATACTCTGTAGAGTTTACAATGTAAATAACATCAGATGGGTTCATACCGTATTTACCCATTTTTTTACGTGCTCCTAGAAGCCCGGCTGCTGTTAAAGACTCAGATGCGAATGCAGTAGTTGATTGAGTTACGTGCGAACCACTAGAGTTAGCACCTGCTGCGATAGCTACCAAACCATCAAAAGTGGCTTGTGAAGTACCATAGACACCATCAGCGTGGTCACCCACTAGGATAGCGTTTTCAATACCGCGTGCATGAGATCTAATAATTGACTCCCTAATTAAAGGAAGAATTGGTAGAATTGCATCTTCTTCAGTCTCATTACCTAAGTAAGATTGTGAAATTAATTTCTTAGTTGAAAGAGTTCTTTCAGTTAAATCAACACCAGAATAAGGTGAACCATAAGTATCGCCTCTTTCTTCCAAGTTACCGTGTGGGCTTGAGCCCGTAGCTGCTTGGTTAGCTGTAAATTCAGCGTAGCCAGCATCTGGTAAGATTGGAATAATCTGTGTTGCGCTAGACATTGGGATTTCTCTAAATAGAGGAGCCAATACTAGTTGTAACTGGATATCTCTTTCCACATTTGTTGAAACAGTTTGCTCGAAATCAGCACTAGAAACGCCAACACCAGACATGGCGTTAACTTTTTCTATTGTATCTTGACCAAGTTTTGTGTCCCAACCTTTTCCTGTCGCAAGACCCATGACCCAAGCATCGTTGATGTCTGCTTCATGCGCTTTTTTCCAGTCAGAGGTACTTTCTCTTCCGAAAACTCTTTTGCTTTCACGAATTGCTTCGATCTCTGCTTTTTTCTCGGAAAGATCAGACCTAAGTTCTTCAACGACAGTTTCAAGGTTTGAGTACTTTTCATCTACTCTTCCCTCTAAGTCTTTAGTAAGACGCTCAGCGCCTTCCATTCCAACTTCTACTATCGTCTTAACTTTTTCTTGCTCAGCTTCCACTGCTGCAGTTTCTGCTGCTGCTGTTTCCGCGTCTGCTTTCTCCTTAGCATCCTTTTCCGCTTGAGCCATAGCAATTTTTGTAGCAGTAGCTTTAGCTACTTCTTCTGCAAATGCTTTCAAGTCGATGTCGGAAGTAGGAGTGTTATTGTCAGTAGACATAGGTTTCTCCTGTGAAACGGTTTTATCCGTCGCTTGTGGCGTTTCAATCTTATTAGATTGATCAGCCTCTTTATTATTTTTAAAAAGATTTTTGAACTCTTGGTACTCTTTTTCAGAATCAAATGATTTAGCAAGAGAAAACATAGCAGTTTGATTAGCTGGAACACTAACAACTGATACTTCAAAAAGTTCGGCGTCTTTTATCTCTAATCCGTCAGTTTCTTCATTATATTCGGCATCCTTGACTCTAAAACCAACGGAAAAGGCTCCAAGAACGCCATCTTTAATTAGATCTTTAATTTCGCCTGCAGACTTAGAGATTTTCGCTCCAAGTTCCAGACCAGCATTGTTCACTTCCATAGAAGTGGCACGACCAATAGGTTTATTATAATCATGATTAAACAAAATTATTGGGTTTTTTTCGAAATTTTCTAGTCCACCTGATTTTGTCCATGCATCATGGTTTATTACATCACCGACCCTATCCATAGAGTTAGTACTTGCTAATCCTCTTATATTAACACTACCATCGTCATCCTCGTTTAGTGCTTTAAAAGTATTAGTCCAATGAAATATTTTTTCGTTCATAATAATTCCTATTTACCCTTTTTAGGGGCTGCAGCCTTTTTAGGGGCTACCTTAGCTTTAGCTGCTTTTTTAGGAGCTGCGGCTTTTGGTGTAGCAACTTTATTTGCCTTTTCCCATTGTGCTGGGAAATTAGTCTGAATCATACCTTGCATTCGAGCCCAAGATCCAAAAGGTCTCTTTGCTACGATAAATCTAATAGGTGCATCTGTTGCTGCTTTATATTCTTCGGGGGACATCATTTGTCCTTTACTAGCAAAATAATTTGCTAATTGTTCTAGTACTGCTTTTCTATTCGCCATTTGTTTCTTCCTCTGTTTGGGGTGGTTTCCCACCTTCTTCGGGATTTGCTGCACTACCCGCAATATTTGCAGGAATTCTTAATTCATCATGACCTTCCATCATGTCTAAGCTTAAGGCTTCCCGGGCTTCGTTAGGTGACATTATGCCTGAATTTACTAAAGTCTGAAAATAACTAGCTTGATCTCTTAGCTCTGGTTGTAGAGCTGGGATATTAGTTACGTCTTCATTTAATTTAAACCCAAAGTATCTTTCAAAAGCATAACCTATCTTTCTTACTATAGGGAGAATAGTCTCCAAGTAATAAAGTCGGTGATTGGGTCTAATATTAGCATTATTGCCACCGTCTAAAAGAATAGGTGGTACACCTATTGCTTCTAAAATTATTTTTTCATTTGCAGTTATAGATGATTGAAAGTCTAACTCTTTAAAGTTAATTTTTGTTAAAGCATCTACTTCTAAACCACCATCTAATATTAGCGGTCTTTTTCCGCCATTTTTAGGATTGTATCTAGTTTGCCAAGCCTGCAGCATTCTTTCTTTTATTCTTTCAGAAAGAGTGTTTGGACTCTTTAGTACTAATCCTGGAACTGCTCCGTTTTTAAAGAAGTTATCTTGAAACTTCCTCATATTATCCAGCAAATACATAGTTCTGTAAGCTGGTTTTAATCTTGGAACGCCCCTATAGATTGAATTAAATGAGTTTTCTTTAATATGTATAATTTCTTTAGGGGCGTAATCTATGTGTCCGTCATATTCGAATTTTTCTATATAGCTAGAAGTGTCAGAATGAATTGTTACGTTCTGAGCAGGTAATTGATATAAATGAGCACCATCATAATAAACAAATATATTCCCGTCTATTAGTAGATCAATAATTAAATTTCTTTTAAAGTTACTAACATCTTGAAAAGGGTTAGGTTCTTTATTTAGTATTAAATCTACACGACTTCTTCGAACATTGTCTTTGATAGGTGTAATTCCCTTAATTTTATCCCCAACCTGAAATGATATATCTGAAACATCATCTACAATCATATTTACAGCACGATTAACTACCTCTAGTTCTTCGTAAGCGGATCGATAATTATCTTTCTTCTCACGAGTACTAACAGTTAGTCCTTCTTCTAGTGCTATAAAAGACTGCGCAGGATTTAATTTTTCCTCCGTTCTTCTACCTAAAAGTCTGTCATACCATGCCATGTTTAATCCTCTGTTTGTCTACCCATCGTTTTTGTTTCGGTGCTGTTACCAGTTTTGGTCTTTTTCCATAAATACTGTGGAGCCGCATATGATGAGCTTTACATAGTGTGGCAGCTTCATTATAAATTTCATTAGGATGTTCTTTAATAAAGGTTTCTCTAACCCCCATGATTTGTTCTGCTGAATTTATTGTTATTTTATGTGCTTTCAACCAAGTTTCTAATAACTCAGTCATTCCATAGAAGTGGTGAAACTCTAGCTTATCTGTGTCTCCACAAATATAGCATTGCGTCTCTTTCTGATAACCTGATTTTGCCTTGTCCCGCACATACTTGACTAAATCTCTTTTTAAATTCATAATATCCTATTTATTAAAAATTATACCAAAAATTTACCTTTTTGTCAACATTTATTTTTTCGTTGGTCTAACGCTAAAAAGTGCTCGCTGATGTCTCAAAAGTATACAGCGCATATCTTAAGGCGTCTGCCATATGACTTGCCATGTTATGTTTCGGCTTTTCTCTCAACAAATTAGGGTTTGGATCCCACTGATATTGATCCACACACGATAGTGCCTCTCTACATCTTTGATCTACTATTAAATTATCGTTATCAATTATAGCTGCAGCATAAGCAATTCCATCTAGAACTGATTTTTTAGCATTAATAGTTGAAATATCATAATTCTGAGCAAAATCATATCTAGTTTGTTGAGCTGCTGAGTCAATATAAATGTAATCTATAAGATATTTATCAATTAATACTTTAATTTCCTCAGCATGTTGTTCAGTAGTTCTTTCAGCATTTAGATACTCATTTACAAGATAAAATTTTTCTTCGTCCCAATCATATGCTATAACACAAAGAGCTGTTGGATCTTTGTATCCTACATCAAGCCCTGCAAATACATCCATATTACTAGTATCTAACTGACTTAAATCAGCTACACAGTTTTCAAAATCAAAGTTCCAAACTTGTCCTTCATAAGTATTAAAATCAGCTAGATATTCTTGAGCGAATTCTGCTGCAGACATAGCTTTTTTAGCTTCTTCTATATCTTCTTTACTAAATCTTGGGTTTTCGTGATAAGTAGCTCTTATAGAAGCCCAATCATCAAATTCTTCACTATAACCTCTATTATAGAAGTCTGAGAACCAGTTATTTCTACCACGAGGAGTAGAAATAAATACTGCCTTTGCGTTTTCTTTATCTAGGGTTGGACGAAGGGCTACATTGAAGGCGTCTTTGCCGTCTGCCAATGCAGCCTCGTCAAATATAATCAAATCGTATGATCTACCGACAGTAGAATCGACTTGATTAACTGATCCCATTCTTATTGTAGAACCATTTGATAGTTCAATAACTTTATCCTTTGCATTATCTCTCACCACCTCTAGATCAAAGTGCTTAATAAGCTGTCTTTGTAAATCGAAAGAGATTTGGGATAAAGCATAGTTTGGTGACATTATTAATATATGTGAGTTCGGCACGAGCGACACAAGTTGTCCAATTACATTAGTTATATAAGTCTTACCTTGCCGCCTAGATAAGGCAGCACACACAAATCTATATTTGGGATTGTTAATAGCATTGATTAAAGCTATTTGAGCTGAATTAGGTGAAACGCCAAGTAGATCAAGATATGAATCTATAGGCAGTTTTATAAACCTCTCCATAGGATTAAAATCCATTATGGATTTATTTAGTATATCTTTTCTACTTACGTCTAACATTAGTGTATAGTAATATTTTTCTTAACGGCATCTGGTAATTT